TCTTGTGTGTGCCCTCGGTCCTTAGTTTGTCACCTGCTCCCCTATCGAGCTTAGCGTGTACCGTTATGAGCTTGTCTTTGTCCTTGGTTCGAGATTTGCCCGCTCTCTTTTTGGTCCTTGCCCTTGTCGTCTTTCCTTTCTCCCCTTCCTTTCTTCCCTTCCTTCCTTCCTTTCTTTCCTTTCCTTTTTTCCTTCGTCCGGTCCCCTTTTTGTGCGAACCAAGCTGATAGGAAGGTGGTTCTGGGGAATCTGGCTGAGGGCTTGGTGTGGGTAGTCATACCCACTTGGATTACAAAATATATACCGGGGATATACTTGAGACGGTCTTGGCGTATATACTCCCCGTAACACTCGTAACGTTACATATTCAGGGCTACGTTACGGAAGACGTACTTGTAATGCCCTACGTACCGTAACACCGTAACAAATGTAACAAATAAATATATATTATATAACAACAAACAACAGGTCCATAGAATGACCACGTAACATGGCCATTCTAGGGACACGTGTTATTACGTAGTCGGCCTCCTAATCGGACTGTTACAATTGTTACAATATATATTTCGGACCTCTCTTCTACGGAGGGCATCACCAACAGCGTCTTTCGTAACACCGCATTGTTACGGGCTGTTACACCGGGGATGGCATCAAGTCCGATTCCTTTCACACTTCACAGCTCGCTGTGAGTCACATCTTGACAATCCCCTTCATGGTGTGCTATAATGGTAACTAGGCGGATTTCCTTTGGAAGACCTTCCCTGAACCCCGAGCTGACCACTCAATCAGGGGAGGTCAACCCGCCCCGGAGGAAAGCATGAAACAAAGTCTGGTAGTGATCCTTTTAGTAGCAATCCTATTGATAGCATCTGTAATGTGGGTAAGTGCAGACAGAGGATACCCGGAAGGTGTCGAGATATTTGAGATTCCTAGTGGTCAGTGGTGTGTACTAGTTGAGGGGGAGTTTGAGTGCTACTGTCCTTGTGAGGTGCAAAGTGTTTGCGAACCGACCTCTGTTCCAACAGATGAGCCAAACCCAACACCTCCGCCGAACCCTACGCCAACGGATTTCCCTGACCCAACTAAAACGCCTAAACCTAAGTGTAATCGAGGTCTTGGGAATGGTTCAGAAGGATGCGACCCCGGAAACTCTGGAGGTAAGCCCGGTTCAGCGGGGGAAGACAACGAGTAATGTCAAATAAAGAGACTATCGAAAAACTCAAGATGAGAGGGGAAACAGCCCGTGCGAAGCGGGCATTTCTTGACTATCTCGCTATGGGGCCAGATCGAAGTCTCGTCAAACTATGTAAAATGTATAGGGAGCCACCTTATACGGAAGCCGGGGGAGATAATGCACCCCCTACCCGCCAACAGAAAACAATATATACTTGGTCCTCAGCATATAATTGGGTCGAAAGAGTCAAGCAAGTTAATGACCAGCAATTAGAAGTAATCCTCCACGAGCAGCGAAGAGCTTTGGCTAACGCATATCAAGAGCGATTGGCTAAGCCAGCCGAGAGAATTAAAGTTCTGAACGAAATCGCAGAAATGATTGTTGACTATCTGACAGAACATAAGCTAATGTCCATAACCGTCAAGCAAGTGGGCGCAGGTAAAAATACTCGAATGGTAGAAGAGAACAAAATGGATGTAGCAGCCATTCAAGCCCTCCGGGGTTTACTAGATGACCTAGCCAAGGAAACTGGTGGCCGACCAAAGAACGTCAAGCATGAGCATGAAGTAGACGGGGAAGTAACCCACAAGACCATATTTGTCCTACCCGAAGTAGCTGCCCTACCCATACCGGAAGCAGAAGTCGATTTGAATATAATCGAAGGAGAAAGCCGAGAAGTTGATGGTGGAAACGGTAAGCCCTCCTAAAATAGAGGAATTTATTCCTGCCGAAACCATAGAGTATCTGAAAGCTTTAGAGACTCAAGGAGTATCTGTATGGCGACCTCAAGTGGGACCCCAAGTTGCATTCCACGCATCACCAGCGGACGAACTCCTTTATGGAGGTGCAGCGGGTGGCGGGAAGTCAGAATCGATACTTGTGGAAGCTGCTCGTCATATAGAGGTTCCCGGATATCATGCACTTATCTTGAGACGTACTTTCCCAGAGCTTACCCGGTCAGACGGTCTCATTCCCCGCTCAAAACAGTATTTCTACGATCTGGGCAAGTGGAGAGCCGGGGAGTATAGGTGGTATTTCAACACAAAAACCAAGAGCAATCCGGCTACTATTGATTTCGGACACCTGGAGCGTCTTGATGATATCCACAAGTATCAGTCAGCAGCATACGCTTACATTGCTTTTGACGAACTCACATCCTTTATTGAGGAACAGTATATATACCTCATTTCACGTCTTCGCTCTAAAGCGCAAGTATCCAAACGATTGCGATCTGCTACCAACCCTGGTAACGAAGGTCATGACTGGGTATTCAGACGGTGGGGAGCATGGCTCGACCCAACACATTACAACCCCGCCAAATCCGGAGAAATAAGATACTTTGCCAGGATAAACGATGACGACATTGAAGTAGAAGCAGATTGGCGAGGAGCCGATGGCGAAGAACCACTCTCACGATCCTTTATCCCAGCTTTTGTTACAGACAATCCGGCCCTCCTTACCCTCGATCCCGGTTACTTGGCTCGTCTTGCTGCACTCCCCGAACCTTATCGAAGCCAGTTGCGTGATGGAAATTGGCTTGTTGGTAAAGAACACGAATGGCAAGTTATCCCTCATCAGTGGGTTCGAGCAGCGATGGATAGATGGGAACCCAGGGCTGGGAGCGGGTTTGACTTTACCTGTTGCGCCTGTGACCCTGCCCGAGGAACAGATAATGCTGTTGTTGGATATCGCAGAGGCAATTGGGTCGGAGAACTAGTATATCGAAGAGAACGAGACACCATGTACCTGATAGGCGAAATCTCTCAAGTATATGCCGATCAAGGGGCTAACGGCCTAGTTTCCCCAGCCAGGGTTGATGTAATTGGGGTAGGAGCAGGTGTATACGACAGGATGCGAGAAATCGCGATGGAAAAAAGGGAAGACCCGGAGCGGAAACATGAAATTATTGAAGCGATTCCTATCAACGCTGGTGAGAAAACCACTGCCACGGATAAGTCAGGACAGCTCGATATTGTTAACGTTAGAGCTGAGATGTGGTGGCATATGCGTGAGCTTCTCGATCCCGACAACCCTCTTGGACTTACCGAGCCAGTGGCACTCCCTCCCGACAAAACCCTACTTGCAGACCTCACGGCTCCCCGATGGAGACATACTTCTGGAGGCATCCTAATTGAGTCTAAACTAGATATTAAAAAACGTATTGGAAGATCAACCGATGCCGGAGATACCGTCTGTATGTTGTTCTACGAACTAGGCGGTATAGGCTCTGGCAGAGGAGGAATTTGGGTATGAATTGGGCAGAATCCTTAGCAGATCGAATACAACTAGTATGGGGAGCCATAACTAACTTCAAAGCAATAGCCACAATGATTCCCACCTTTATGAGAGGTGAACCCCTGTGGACCGCCCCCAATATGTACAACTATGTCCAGCAAGGTTACAAGAAGAACGAGCTTATGTGGCGTTGTATGCAGGAAAGATCGCAATCAATTTCCTCAGCCCGTATGATGGTTAAATCGAAAGAAACGGGCGAGGAAGTGCTGGACCACCCTCTTAATAAATTGCTCCAGAAGCCCAACCATATGATGTCAGAATTTGATCTGTGGAGTATATCTATGATATACGCAGACCTGACAGGTATGGCATACTGGGAACAGGTTCGAGGACCAATGGGCAATACGGTAGAAATGTGGCCGTTAAGACCAGACCGAATGCATGCCATTCCTCATCCCACGAAAGTAATATCGGGATATGAATACAGAGTACCCGGACTTGAACCTATGTATATTCCCGCCGAGAATGTCATTGAGTTCAAGGTATTTGACCCACTTTCCCTATACTCAGGCACATCCCCGGTTGGGGTTGCCATAAAAGCCCTGGACATTGATATCTCACAGACCAATTACCTCAAGCTATTCTTCGAAGGTGGGGGTATACCCCCCGGACTCATTAAAACCAAGAAGAAACTAATCGATGCAGATGTTACCGATATCCGCAGGCGATGGTCTGAAAGATACGGTGGGTACGAGAAATGGCTTGCCCCCGCTGTACTGGATATGGATGCTGAATACCAGAAGACCTCATACTCATTCGCTGAAATGGGTTTTGATGTTCTTGATGCCCGAGCAGAAATCCGGGTAGCCATGGTCTTCATGATTCCCCCCGTTTTAATTGGCGCTAGGGTTGGTCTAGACAGGGCAACCTTCGCAAACTATCGTGAAGCCCGGACCTCATTCTGGGAAGACACCCTTATGCCCATGCACAAGCACTTGAAAGATACGTTCCAACGAGAGCTTGCAGACGAGGAGTGGACAGATGTGTACCTTGAGTGGGATTACAGCAACGTGCCCGTGCTATTTCAGAAAAATATTGAACAGCGCATCCAGCACAGAGCCGATTACCTCGCCGGTGGGTTACAACTTAATGAATACCGGAGGTACATGGGTCTTGGTCCCTTACCAGGAGATACAGGAAATGTTAGGGTCCAATCCCTTGCCTTCCAAATCATCCCTGAGGGTGAAACCGGCCAGCTAGTACCCATGAAAAATCCGGTTGGAGTAGGAGACACAAAAAGGAAGAAACTAACTAAGTCTAATGGGAAAGGGGCTTTGCCTGATGATGACGAAAGGGATGATTTAATTGCTAACTCCGTCGGTAAAGTTCGGGATATGTTGGATAAAGAAAAGGAAAGAATCATAGATGCCGTTTGATCAAGCATTTTGGCAGGAGCATTATAGTAACGTCCTGCAAACCCTAATAGAAATCTGGTCCGAGGCAGCTTGGTCTGGAATGATGGCTGTCCTAGACACCATGGACCAAGCAGGGATGCCCTCAATCGATCCCGCAGAAGTTTGGATTACTATTCTGGCTTGGATTTCTGACCATGTTGGGGAAGAGGCAATCGGTATCTGGACAACTACTATGGCTGCTGTTGAGGAAGCTATATCCCTATGGGATGGTGAGGACGAAGAAGCCCTTGCTGCTCTGCTCGACCCCATTTTCAGTGAATATAGAGCAGAAACCATAGGCTTGACCGAGGCAATTCTGGGAGTTACCATCGGCAACTTGCTAGCGTGGAGTGCCTATGGTATAATAGAAGAAGTGATCTGGGTGACAGCAGAGGACGAAAGAGTGTGCCCAATCTGCAGACCCCTGCACGAGACAATTATCAGCCTGGAGGAAGCCATCTACGGCTATCAACGACCCCCGGCTCACCCAAGATGTCGCTGCTGGTTGGAGGCAATTCTGATAATTCAAAATTCCCAAACACTGGCGGACGCACTTTTCAAAGGAAAGATCACGGAAGTGGAACTGGAGAAAATATGTCGAGTAGTGGTATAACCGTAACAGGTGGAAAACGGTTAATTAGGAAGCTGGATATGTTGGCCAGAACTCTACCTGACGAGGCTGAGGATGCCGGGGAAGAAATCCTGGATATGTTATTCCTAAACATGCCGGATTACCCACCCCCCATTCTAGGCTCACGCTACGTTCGGACCTATAACTTATTTGATGCCGTTCGCTCCCGTGCTGGTGAACACGAAATGTCCCTAAGTGATGTTGAGGTCAGAACAGAATCCGTTATTGTAACCCTAGGATTAAGTGATTATGGTCCCTATGTAGTTGGCTTAGCCCGAGAACAAGCAAGAATACATAGGGGTCGCTGGTGGAAACTATCGGATGTTGTAAGAGATAACGTCCGTGACGCAGTAAGAATAGCCGAATCGCATGTAAGGCGATCTATCCGCACGGCTGGATTTTAGGAGGAATTATGAAACTCGAAAGGAAATCTTTCAAGGCACACATTAAGGCGGTTGAAGACCGTACCGTTACCCAAATCTTCTCCGTATTTGATGTTATTGACTCATATCAGGAACGGGTCAAGCCGGGGGCGTTCAAGAAAACAATCTCTGAACGTATGAATCGCATCAAGGTGTTGTGGCAACATAACTACTACCAACCCCCCATCGCTACTCTTGATGCTGCCCGTGAGATCGAGAGGAATGAAATCCCTGTTGAGATTCTTGAGCAGTTTCCATCTGCTTCGGGTGCTCTTGAAGCCGATGTTACCTACCTGAATACCGATAGGGGCGAGGAAGTATTGGTCGGTATAAAGGAAGGGGCAATCACGGAAAACTCCATTGGGTTTGATGTGATTCAGGAAGTGAAAACCGAGATAGAGGTAGCGGATGTTAAGATAAAAGTCCGGGACCTGATTGAACTCCGATTGTGGGACCTGTCCCCTGTAAATTGGGGAGCTAACCCAGCTACCTATATGGCTAATTCCGCCATCCCCTTTGAAAGCACAGGGGTTCTAAGAGAAACCCAACTATCCACCTTTCTAAATGCTTTTACCCAAAAGGAATGGGAAGACTTACCCGAGGAAGAGCGAGTGCGGATAGCTAAACACTTTGCTTGGTCCGAGAGCCTATTTCCCACATCATTTGATGGATTAAAACTCCCACATCACCAGCCTGTCCGAGTAGATGTTGGACCAGCTAGTGAGGGTGGAGTTAAACAATCTATGAACACGTTGTTACGAGCCGAGCTTCAATTAGATGAAAAGGAGGGTGTACACGATCATTTAGCAAAGCACTACTTTGAGTTTGGTGAACACGCACCATCGTACAAGCTAGTAGAGCTAGCATACACTGTCAAAGACGCACTCAATATGGATGAGTGTGATTTGAAATCGTGCTTCGAGGAGCTAACAGCGTTGAACGCTAAGCTCC